CTCGGCGGGTCTGAGCTTGAGGCGGCTTTTTGCGCTTTCGGCGCGGCCTCGCTTTTTATCCGGCGGGGCAGGCATGGCGTACAGGCGCGTGGCTCCCTGTATCGGCGCGGCTTTTGTGGCTCTCATGAGTCCATCTCGTGTATGTTTCCGATAACTTCCATGTCTCTCAGCCCTGATCCAGCGTTAACAAAATACTTAAAGTCGTCACAGCTTTGATAACTACTAACAACAAGGCGGTAGCCTGCTTCATCTCGATTCCATAAGACTTTTCCGACGCCTCCTTTTTTTAGTCCTAAAATATCCCCTTCGTAGATCTCAGCGCCATTCTTGTCTTTGAGGCCAATAAACTGCATCAGTACAACATCCCTGCGGTCGTAGGTGTAACCCATGCCGCCCTTTCGCTCCTCTACTGCCGCCTTACTCAGCGCGTTTACCTCGAACATGCGCTTTTCGTCTTTGTGCCATGCCCGGAATTTTATATCTCTCATTCGGCACCCCCCTTTGTTTTGTTTATAGCGTCGTACAACGCCCATAATTCGCTGTCAGGGACGAGGCCGCCGTAATCACATCGCCCCGCCTTGCTCCCCTTTCCCCTTCTGCTGGCAACTACCTCCGCCGCCTCTAGCAGGTCGAAAAATCCGGCGGCTTCGAGTGCTTTGTTAAGGTGATCCAGCGGCATGCCGTAAAGCGCCGGAGTATTCCAAATCCGCTCAATTATCGCTTGTCTGTCCATCATCCCACTCCTTTCACATGCGGCTCGTTCGGCCCTAGAAAAGTCCGACACAACCACCCCGCCTCCGTCAACTCCAACACTGCCCGCACTCCATCCCCCATGTCCAGCGCCACCACCAGGCCGATTGTCTCAATCCCGCCCGTCCGCAGGTGGTCGTATAGCCTCCGTCGGAGTAGTGCCTCTAGGGCAGTCTGTTTGTGCGGTCTGCGGCTGGCTCGCGTTAGCCAGCGTCCGTGTGCGTGGCCGGTTACGGTCACGGCAGGCGGTCGGGGTGTCAGCGGTTTCACACCCGCCCCTTTTTAAGCTCGTCCATTTCTTCGAGTATCAGCTTCAAATCATCCATTTTCATACACACTAACCAGGGCTTGCGGTCGACTCGCATTGCCAGAAAATCATTGTCCGCCAGCCAGTCGTACAGCGTCTTAAATCCCCGCGCCCTGCGCTTTATTTCGCCGCGCCCGAGGTATGGCAGGCCAACCACATCACCGGTAAAACTGCCGCCCTGCGCGCCTGACAGCGGCATCCGCTCGCCGCCGTAGAGGTTCACAAATTCTCTCTCCCCTTCATACCCTTTCCTGCGCGATCTTAAGCCGCTCATTCTGCAGCCTCCCCTGTCAAATATTGCATCCAGTGCGCCTGACATCCGTCCCCCTTCGGGCAGGCCTCCGGCGGGCATTTACGCTCGCTAGCCAGCCTCTCCGCTATCCGCTCTATCGTCCGCTTATCGCCTTCGCGCCGGTAGGATTCAGCGCGGGCTTCGTCGATTTTTTTCAAAACATCCCCTCCTATTTGCCGTTTTAACGCTTCGTTAGTTGGTCAACGTCCGCAACATCATAAAACTAATTATCTCTCGTCCTGCGCCAACCTCGCGCGTCTGGCGGGATTCTGTGATTCGACACTATACCCCAATATCCCCCTCCCGGTACTTCGGACACTTCAGCACGGTCAGCAGTGGCACGTCCCTCGTGCCGTGCATATAGCTGTAGGAGTAAATCTTGCTTTTGTATCGGGCGCCCATCTCCCGCAGCACTGCCTCGGCTTTGTCGATATCAGCCCGCATAAAGGCGCATCTGTCGGCGTAAGCGTTGGCGCAGTCGAAGCACTGTGCCTTGCTGCTGTTGGGTTGGATCCTTTTTCGTGGGATCCCCGCCTCATCGAGTGCGCGCTCGACGCGATACCGGGCGATATGCAGGGTATCTGCTGTTTTTTTGATGCTGCCGGTCTCGCGGTAAAGCCGTAGGATTGTGTCGGTCACTGCCCTGCCCCCGCTATCTGCTTGACTTCCGCGCCGCTGATAAACTCCCGTACCGCCTCCGGCAGCTGCGCCTGCGTCTGTTCATCCCGCGCCAGCGGCTCATACAGCCGCATAAACTGTGTTTGTAGCACCCCGATTGGCACTTCGGCGTAACCGATACCGTCCAGGCCGCCCATCCCCCGGACAGCTCTCTGTATCGCGGGGTGGAGTTTTTCAGCCGGTAGATCCCGGCGAATCGCTTCGCGCACCATTGCCCAGGCATCGGCAGGAAGCGGCGCAGAGTTGCCCATCATGCGTGATGCAATTTCTCTCACCCTGCCGACAGCGGGAATGCATGGTATCTGCTGAGTGGCTATGATCTCCATAAAGGCCGCATAGCCGATATTACGGGGAAGGTCCCCAATGTGTTTTTCCCACGCCTCCACGGTCCCTTTTTTGATTTGGATATTCGGATAGAGCGCTGTCAACTCGGCAAACAATTCAGCTATATCTTTTTGGGTCATTCGGATCATCCTCCCTCATATACGGTGCAAGTACATTCCACGCATCCGGCACATCCATTGTCTGCGTGTATTCATCCTCCCACCCTTTAGCATTAAGCCATGTCGCGGGGTAAGGTATATATTTACCGCCCTCTTTCGTCCAATTAGGCGATGATCGGGCCTCTTGCAGCTTGCTTATAATCAGCGTAAAGAGCATTTCAGTAAGCGGCAGCTTGTCCCATGTTTTTTCAGCCTGGCCCTTGGATTTCTTGTTGGGGTACGCCTGCCAAAAGGTATTGAACATTTCAGCTTTGCGCTGCTTTGTGAGTTTTTGGGGCTGCTCGGACTCGTCGGTGATGGGATTCGCGCAAGGATCTTTTTCAGTTACAGTTACAGTTACGGGTACAGTTACAGTTACAGTTACGGGTTCCGGTATCTGTTCCACCAACCGTTTCATAAACGGTTTGCCTAACTGTTCAACGAACCGTTTTACATCTTGTAATAACTCGGTTTTTGGCAATTCAATAACTTGCTTTGCCGCTGCCTTTGCTTGGTTCTCGTTTTCTATAGGGTTGTTCTTTAGGTAGTTGATAACCAGCACTACTTTGGTCTGCTCGTCATATTTAATAAAGCCATCCTTTAACAGTGCGTGAAACGGTTTGCGTAACCGTTTCACTTCCCACCCTAAATCCTCGCAGATGTACCCCATTGGCAGGTAGTAGCATCCTAATATATTGTGGTGTGGGGATGACATAAGGTATAAGGAAAGTAACTTTGTGTCATCATCCCAAGTAATCACTTTTTCATCATTCCAGAATCTTGACTTTATACGCGAATACCTGCCTTTAGCCATCCCCGCGCCTCCCGTCTAAAAATCCGTCCCGCATAAATAATCCCGTATCCCCGGGGGAAACTTCCTGACCACCTTTTCAGCTGGCGGCTTGGCATACGCTACGCTCATGTAGTTAGCCTTTGACTTCACGCTGGCCGGTGTTCTGCCCAGCACCGCCGCTATTTCCCTCGTCGGCATTTTGCCGTAGTGGATCTTGATATACTCCACCTCATCTGCTGTCCAGATTTTTTGCACTGCTATCGCCTCCCCTTGTCCACTCCCAAAACCCATAAAGGTTGATCAGGCTATACACTACAAACAGTCCCACACGCGCCCAGTTCCCGTCCTGCACAGCCAGGTAAATCAAGATGCAGTTCCCCGCCGTCCAGGTCAAAAACGCGAACGGGCGCTTTTTTATGACCATGATGTTTGATGTTACGCAGATGGCAACTGCTATCCAGTCAAGCGGGGTCATGTGGACACCTCCGGCGGCATGACCGCCGCACATGACTCGCAGATCCAGACTCCCGTATCCGCGCTCACCCAGATTGCGCCGCATTTGGGGCAGGTACGTTTATCAGCCATCACCCCACCCGCCTTTCCACTCTCAGTATCTTGACTTTCCCGGAGAGCCGGTGCTGCAGATGCAGCTCTCCGGGCAGGTTCTTGATATATAGCCAGTTAGCCACTACCAGGCCGCTTTTCTTGACTGCTTCCTTCATCCAGCGTTGCAGGCGTTTTCCGTTCACGGCTTGTCCACCCCCTCTCCATCAAAACGGAATGTCGTCGTTGTCAAACACACTCCCGCCGCTTGTCAGGTCGGTCATCTCCTGCTCCTTCGGCTTGTCCAGGAATCGCACACTGTCAGCCACAACCTCGGCGGCTTTGCGGCGGTTGCCCTCTTTGTCCTCGTATGGTCGTATCTGAAGCCGGCCACTCACCGCCACCAACCTGCCTTTGCCGATATACTGGGCGCATGTTTCCGCCAGCTTGCTCCATACCACCACGTCGATAAAATCAGTCTCTTTCTCCCTATCCTTGCTCTGGCGGCGATCTACCGCCAGAGTGAAGTTTGCTACTGCCGTCCCGGTTTGCGTGTATCGCAAATCTACGTCACGCGTCAGCCGGCCCACTAGAATAATCGTGTTCATATTGACTTCCTTTCAGTCGCCAGTATTTTGCCTTTCTCCATTAGTTCGTTGGCCTGGGCGCGGGTGAAGTGTGACACGCTTTCACACCCCGCTATCGCGTGGGCATCTGTGTCAGTAAGTCCAAGTTTCTTCCACGCCGCCCAGAACGCAGACCATTTGACCGGCGGCTCTTGTGGTGCCGAATTGCCTTGTTTTTGCTGAGGTGATTGCTTTGCCTTCGGCTGCTTTGGTTTGCCGCTGTTGCGCTCGTCCACGCCCTCATCTGCCTCAGGGTCGTCGCCTGTCGGTATCATGAACACTTTCATCAGCGCGTATTTTTGCGCCCCTGCTATGGCTTTATAAATGCCTTTGTCACCAGCGTCCTGCCCCTCGCCACTCATATTAACCGTGAAAGTTTCACCGGTGTCGCCATCTACGAAGGTGAATTGCATATCTACAAGGGTAATGTATTCAGTCGCGCCGTTTCTGTTGGTGTGAAGCCGCATTTCGTGGTTGATCATGCTGGGTAACATAATCACGTTTTGCTTTGCTAGTTCCTCTCTAACCTTTTCGTTGACATCGGCTTCAGTAGCGTATTTATACTTGTGAAATGTGTTATAACCGGTTTTCTGGATGTATTTTACTTCCTTCATCACATTTGCCAACTTCTTGGTTAGTTGCTTTGTCTCCATTTTTGCACGCCTCCCTTACGCGGCAATATCGCTCGCACTTACGCCCCTCCCAGTTTTCGTATGCGTCGCAGGCTTTTGGCCTCGCTCCATTAAGTGCCGCCTCTAGCCGTTGTTTCTTTGCGGTGAGGTATATGGCAACTTGCTCGTCCGGCAACCGCTTTATCGGTATCAGCACCCCCACCTGCTCTATGCCCCTCTGTCGCGCCATGTACGTGTTGCCGTCACGGCAAAGTGCTTCGACAAACATGCGCTCTACCGGGAATCCCGCCGCCTCTAATTTCATGCGGTAGTCATTCATCTGTATTTCCTCGTTGAACAGGTCAGGCTCGCCTCCTTCCACCCACTCTTTGCGGGTTTTAGGCTTTCCCTTTTTTGCGCCGGTCTTGTAAACTTCGCCTGTTTCGACCTCTATCTGCTGTAGTCCCTGCGCTTTCATAATTTTGTAGCTGCCCCATGTTTTCGAGTCGAACAGCGTCTTAGAATCCGGGTCGTAGAAGTCAAACTGTCCGGAGCAGACCTCATCATACAGCCGTTCCTCGCCTAGAGCGTTGTCGTGATACTGCTCTAGGAGTTTGTGTACCTTCGTGCCATTTACCCGCCAGAGTTCATCCTGCGGGTCTAGAGCATAGTCCGTGACAAGCTCTAGGTATGCCTCCCGCGTCCCTTTGAGCAGTTGCGTAGTGGACGGTATGCCTGTCCACTCCCGTTGTTCTGCAATCAGCCGCAGCGTACGCAAGGAAAGGCATCTGCCGGCTGGTAGCTGATCGTCTATGCGGCAACCAGTCAGGCATTCGGATATAAGAGCTTGTTGCCCGTCTGGGCATGTGAACCATTTCGCTGGAATTTTAATCTCCTCCTAAAATCCCCCGCCTCGCCGCTCCCCGTTCGGCGCACTGACCGTCTACGCTTTGCAGTAGCTCTGTCATACCCCAACCACAGGCGGGTTATATCACTAGATTATTCCGCTTTACCCGCACCTCTTTGCCGTTCCACAGCACCCGGTATACATCCCCTGTCAGCCCCGCCTCCGGGCCTGACTCCACCGTGAGGGGCACGCCAGGCAGATCCTTGTGTTCGACGGTATCGCCGGGACGCAGGGGCGCAGGCGGCTTCAGCTTGGGGTGGTGGTAGATGTGCATTTGATAATCACCTTCTTAGGGTGTCATAAACTCGCCAGTCTTTCGGTAGTTTTAAATATGGGGCGGGTCGGATGCCCCACCCGACTCCATCAGCACTGACCATAGCGCCATATGGCAGAAAGGCCTCTGGTCCTCCAATCCTGCTTACCCCAGCGCTGCCACGCCGCCGCCCCAAAGCTTAACTTTCTAAACCCTCGTACTCCTCCTGCGTCAGCAGGGTGCCGGGAGTTTGCCGCTCCCGGCCATAGGAGTTAGGGGGTAAACTTAAATTGTCTCCAAGTACGCCGATGCCTCCCCAGTCAATGGATGTACCGCCATCGTGTACGTCAATTCCTCCGCTTGCAGGCGCTTTTCCGTTGACCCGCCGATATCCGCGTCGCAATGGGCGCAGTATCTCGGTTCCCAGTCCGGTATGACGGACCTTCCTTTGCAATAAGGGCAGGTGATACGACAGAAGGTTGTTCGGACTTTCATTTGCTTTTACGCCTCGTTTCTGGTATAATTTTCTTGGAAATTTACATCACCGCTCTTCTCGGAGAAGGCGGCTTTTCTTTTTACCTGGGGCAGTCCCTGTTTACGCCGCCTGGCCTTTCGGTCTGCACCTCTGCCGCGGTTACGCCAGGACCTAAAACTTCTATCCTGCCCTCGTCAAACCAGTGCGTGTCGTTGACCTTGCCGTCTTTTGCTTCCGGGGCTATGCCGTATTGATTACAGCCAAACAAATACTCAATGCGTCCTACAATAATCCCCTCGAAGCCGGTAACCTTGTCCTTTGCCTTTTTGCCGAGAATACTCATTTTCATGCCTCCTTGTTTTTATTTAATGGCCTGTACCCTACCATGGTTCACCCGCCACCCACCCCAGCGCCAGGTACGCCAGGAACAGTCCTGCTGCCACGATGCCTGCCAGCGTCAGCAGGTTGCCCAGCGCCCTGCGCCAGTTCCAGCGTCTGCGGTGTGGCTTATCCATCGCGATGCGGACGGCCTCACCCTCAACCTTGTATCCATCCCTCCTCAGCGGTATCACCTTGCCCAATCAGTTCACCTCCCTTGAGATAAAGAGTGATTTTGCGAGGGTTGCCGGTCTGTCTATAAAGCGTCGCCATTGCGCCGATCACATCCCCCCCTTCACCCCGGCACGGTCGCTCCGGGCCGGGGAATTCTCCCCCCCCCTAGGCGTTGTCCTCTCGCGAAGTACCGATATTTTTCAGCAACATCACCCTTGCAGCGCGAATCTTGCCATTGGTGTGATAAGGCACACAAACACCGGGAAGCCATTCCCAGCGGATGAGGCAGCGCCATACGTCTTTATTTCTTCTGGCGTTTCTCTCAATCCAGCCCATCGTTGCCACATTAACCCCGCAGGCGCATTCAGAAGTGCGGGTGTAGTTGACTTCTTCCTCCAGAATCGCGCCGGGCATAATCGCCCACTTGCTCGGCGGGCAGTAGTTCTCGCCAAACGCCTTATAGACAATGACTCCATCCGGCACCCGCTCGAAGTTTTGCATAATATAGTCAATAGGATTTACAAGGTCATTAATGGCACCGCTCAGGTTGGCACCGCTCAGGTTGGCACCTCTCAGGTTGGCACCTCTCAGGTCGGCATCTCTCAGGTTGGCATGTCTCAGATCGGCACCGCTCAGATCGGCACCGCTCAGATCGGCACCGCTCAGGTTGGCACGTCTCAGGTTGGCACCGCTCAGATCGGCACCGCTCAGGTTGGCATGTCTCAGGTCGGCACGTCTCAGGTTGGCACCGCTCAGATCGGCACCGCTCAGGTTGGCACCTCTCAGGTCGGCACCGCTCAGATCGGCACCGCTCAGATCGGCACCGCTCAGGTTGGCACGTCTCAGGTTGGCACCGATCAGATCGGCACGTCTCAGGTCGGCATCTCTCAGGTTGGCACCGCTCAGGTTGGCACCGCTCAGGTTGGCATGTCTCAGGTCGGCACGTCTCAGGTTGGCACCTCTCAGGTTGGCACCGATCAGATCGGCACCTCTCAGATCGGCACCGCTCAGGTTGGCACCTCTCAGGTTGGCACCGATCAGATCGGCACCGCTCAGGTTGGCACGTTTGCCACCATCACCATTTATCCATTTTAGGTGAGCGCTAAGGACTTCTTGTAGATTTTCTATCATTATCACTCCTTTCTACCACACACTGCCTGTCCACCACGGCAGGAATATCATCCAGCCGTACCACGCTCCCACTCCCACGATTGCCACCACTGTCAACAGGTTTCCCGCCGCCCGCCGCCAGTTCCAGCGTCTGCGTGGCTTCATTGCCTGCCGGATGGCCTCGTCTGGGACTTTGCCGGTGTCGGGACTCGGCAGCATTATGACTTTAGCCAGTATGTTCACCTCCTAACTAACCGTTCAACTAGCAGATTTTCTCCAGCCAGTCGTTAAATATTTTCTTGGGTATAATGTAAGATGATCCAAGTTTTTTTGCCGGTATTTCCCCGCGCCGGAGCATCTTATAGACAAAACTCCGGCTCTTGCCCAGAATCGCCATTACCTCCTCAACGGTATAGACCGGCCTGTCCATTACATAGCATCCTTATGCGCTGATTTGTCGCCTTCGGGGTCAAAAAAAAGAACCCAGCTGCATCCGTAGAAGTTAGCTATCCTTTTTGCCGTGTCAATTCTGATCGACCCGCCCAGTTCGGCCTTGGCCAGAGTAGACCGCTCTATCCCTATTTTATCGGCAACCGCTTGCTGTGTGCGGTTTCCCCTGTAATCCCTAAGCCATTTTCTCATGTCCGTGTCTCCTTTTTGTGATGTTATGTAGACATTATATGATATGTTTCGGCACAGGTCAAGGGGTAATTATCAAAAAAATAATAAATTTATAATAAATTGTCGGAATATTATATTTGCATAAGTATATAATGTTATGTATAATCACATTACTGATATATATACATTAGCAAGTAAGGAGGTTAACACCTGTGGATATACATAAAAAACTAAAACACTACCGGGATCTTCGTGGGTGGACGCAGGACGATGTGGCAAAGCTGGCTGGCCTGCAAAGAGGCACGTATGCAAAGTATGAAACAGGGCCAAATAGGCCGGATTACGAGACTCTCGTAGTGTTTGCCAAGCTTTTCGGTGTTACAACCGATACACTGCTGGACAATACCCTACCAATCCCAGAGGAAGTTAATGGCGAAATAGAATTCATTGAAATGGCGAAAGGGTATAAATTGCAAGGGATTACAAAAGAAGAAATGCAATCTCTTTTTGACGCCCTGTTGCAGATAAAAAGAAAAGATAAAAATAATGTCGAAAATGATCGAAAAATATAGCTCTGGGCATGCTCCAAAAGCGTGTTTCTTTTTTCGTATATATGTGATAGAATAGAACATATATACTATACGAACATTAGTTCATGGGGGGGCAGCTTGTTGATGCTTTTCAGGGAACTTCCAAGCGGAATGATGATGGTGGTATTTAAGGACGGGACAGTGTATTACAATGTTGAGTATAAAGAAATATACCTGAAAGGAGAAGCCAGTAAATGGCCAAGGGATCAATTAAAGAGGTCAGGCCAGGAGTATTTGTCATCACATACGATGCAGAAAAAGGAATTGATGGTAAGCGGAATCAAAGAAGAGTAACAATTCATGGTGCGCTTGAGGATGCTGAGAATCGCCTGAGAGACATCCAATACGAAAAAGACCATGGATTCCTAGCAGATCCCGGTAAACTGACCGTAGAGGGCTTTTTGAAGCAGTGGTACGAGCTGTACTGTGAGCCCACCCTATCCAAGACCACGCTTGATACATACAACATTATTATCGAGAAGCACATCAAGCCGGCGATGGGCAAAACGCTTTTAAAAAAACTGACGGCTATGGACCTGCAGCGGTACTACAAAAAGAAAATGGAAACGCATTCGGCGCAGACGGTCCTGCACCACCACCGACTACTACACAAGGCCCTGGACATGGCCCTGAAGTGGGGGCTGGTATTCCGCAATATTGCCGACGCCGTGATAGCCCCCAGGCCAGTCAAGTACGAGGCTGATGTTTACGATATCCAGACGGTGATTGACCTCCTGGCGCTATTTAAGGATACCAGGCTTTATATTCCTGTCCTCCTGGCCTGCGCCTGCGGCCTGCGCCGTGGTGAGGTTCTTGCCCTGCGGTGGAAGGATTATGACGCCAAAAGAAAGCGCATCACAATCAATAGCGGGATAGTGGTATCAAACAAAGAGATCATAGTCAAACAGCCGAAAACAAAGAAATCCCGCAGGACAATCACCCTGCCGGAGTCTATAGTCGCGGAACTAGCTAAACACAAAGCCAGGCAGAACGAGGAAATACTTGCCGCTGAAGAAGGGTACTGGATTAATAAGGACCTTATTTCTCCGTGGCACACCGGGGACTACTTTCACCCCGGCACGTTCTCGGATTACTACGGCAAAATACTGGAATCATCTGACCTGCCGTATATCCGATTCCACGATCTCCGGCACACCCACGCCAGTCTGCTCGTTTACCTGGGGGTCCAGCCAAAGGCTATATCTGACCGGCTGGGTCACTCCGGGATCGGGATCACGATGGACACGTACAGCCACCTTCTCCCCGGCTCAGGGGAGTCGATTGCCCAGCTGCTGGACGAAAAAGTATTTAACCGTGCGAAGTAACATGTCACAGGCATGTCACAAACATGTCACAGAACAAGGGAGCATTAAACCGCGATGAAACATAGCAACATAGACAAATCAGGGCTTGCAGGGATTATAAAAACTAGAAAACACTGTTCTACTAATCTTCAAAACCAGTCGCGGGGCAGTGCTCCTGTCCTGGGTGGGTTCGATTCCCACGCACTCCCGCCAGTAATAGCAAGGGCTCCCGTGTTCGGTGTTGACATTGATGTATATTGACTATAAAGGCAAATGTCACAAGCATGTCACAAACGCAAAAAGCCCCCGGATCTCTCCGAGGGCTTTGATTATATATCCAGGTACTACACAATGCTTCTACTTGTCATTTCTTTTGCTTGTTCACTCTCTAAAAAATCCTTAATTCCTTCCCTTTCTGCCGGGATTGAGGCTCCCGGCGGGCCTTGTGTGCTACTCCCATTTGATGCCGTGGCGGCTTAAAAACTCGCCTACATCATCCTCAAAGTAGTTGCCGATCGCCTCGGTAAGCTCAAGCCAGGGGGTATCGTCGTAGACATCCTCTAAGACTTCCAGGTCGGCGGCGTAGGCGGCTATGACTGCGTCTATGTCCTCCACAACGTACATGGGGATGGTGGTCCGTTCTGCTTCCTCGATGCAGGCGTTAGCCACAAACTTCCGGGCCAGGTCTAACCTTTTTGTATAAGACAACATTTTCTTATCCTCCTTCCATCAAAATTAGTTTTATGTTATTAAAATATATAAGTTGTCTCCCAAGTATCTTCTTCTTCGTTATGTTTTTCTTCAATGTCATAATAATAACATTCTGGGTTGCCTGATTTAGTATAAAATTTACTTAATTCGAAACATTTCATTCCTGTTTCACCATGTCGTCTAACAAGATCATTAAGATATAGATCAATAGAATCGCTACAATTATTTTTTAAATTTTCGTTTAACCATTTTGTAAAACTTGCTATATTTTTATAAATACTCATTATTATTCTACCTCCACTTCTGCCGGGATTGTGGCTCCCGGCGGGCCTGTGGTGTTAGTTGTCGTAGTCCATCTCAAACAGCTCATAGTCCCACTTGAGAGTGTTGTCATCCTCCATCTCGCGGATGTCGATATTTAAGAGGTCAAAGCACTCCTCAAGGGTAAGACTCCGGTTAGTTGTAATCTCGCCAACAGGCTTGCCGTCGTACAGCAGTCTCATTTATAACACCTCGCAGTCGTCGGCTAAAAATTTGTACTGCAGTGTTACCATGTCGGTCAGTGAGCCGAGGCGCGGCTGAGTCCACTCGACTATAACAACTTCATAACCCATAAGCGGGGCATCGTGACCGATTACAACACCTTTGTGTCCTCTAGGGTTGATTACGCTTGTGCCTATTTTCATATTTCTTATCCCCTTTCTGCCGGGATTGAGGCTCCCGGCGGGCCGTTGGTGGTGTTTACTTTCTAAGAGATATCATATCGCTTTCGCCGCATACCGGGCAGGTATAGACGTTGAAGTCAGCGCCGCACTCGTGGCAAACATACTTGCCAGGAGCGGGGTCTTCTTTACCTTCCCACTTAGCCCAGAACTTGATTACTTCCGGGATTGCTTTCGTGGCCTGTGCTTCTGTTTCGAAGGCCCACGAAGTTTTCTCCCCTGCCTTGACCATAAAACCGCCGGCAAACCAACCGTTTTCTATTTTCACTACTTCTGCTTCAGTGCCCTTATAATTCAGTGTTTTCATTTGTTCTTACCTCCTTTTCTTAAGGCAATTATATCATGATACATCATGATATGTCAACAGATATTACCGATTTTCTCCGATAAATTCATAAATTTTTTTCCGGAGCCAGGCCGATGGGTTAATCGCCTGCTCTTTACACTTTTGGTAAAACCCCTCCTTGTCCTCAGTGTTTATTTTGATCTGGATTTCCGTATCCTTGAGCTTTTCCATTTCTACAATCCTCCTGTTGTGATATATCCTATCATATCATGATGTAGCAATGCTTTGCAACACCGCACAAAAATAAATATGCGGGTAGGGGAGGGGTCATGCCACCGATTTTAAGCAAAAAAATAAACCCGCACGATGGCGGGTTAAATCCTGGCGCTCAGTATGTGAATCTGTTGCATCAGCTGTTTTCGTATCCGTTCATCTGTCTCTTTCTTCGCCAACTCAGCCAGGCGAATGATCCGGGCGCAGCGTTCTTTGTTACTCATCGAACGTCGGGTTGGTGGGAACCCCGGCCTTCAGGCCTGGGGAGGAAACCAACCCTTTTCCTCCTTCCTTGACTTAAAATAATTTCTACCAACTTTCGCCAGATAATCTCGCAACTTGTGTTGATACCAATGGGGCATCTTTTATCTTAGATGGCAAAAAACTTAAATCAATTAACCAGTGGTTCTCTCAGTCAACCACTTTGCAAGCGTGCCAACAGCGTCTATACCGCCTTCAACGGCTACATACCCCATGAGAGAGCCAACAATCGTATATAGTGCTGGCTCCGGGAAGTCTGGGTAAAATACCTTGATGAATCCAATAGCTCCGGCCACAAGTGCCATAATAAACTTTCTGGACGTAAGCCTCTGTAATGCTGGGCGCATAGAATCCCTCCTAAATTTAGTTTGTAGCGGCCTAAACGGCGCATAACTCCCACATCCTACGGCATTTCGTCAACAGAGTAGTATATTTCCAACCCCAACTTCTTCGCTTCTTCCAGTTCGATATCGGCGCCCCTGGAATGGCCGAGAAATAAAAGGGCCTCGCATTGTCCAAGCCATGCAAGGCACCAGTCCATGTAATCACGCCAGGTAAATTCTACCCCCGCCTTTTTAGCCCACTTATCCAGCCAGTCCATCAGGTGGGGAACAAAAGGCTCATGCCCTTTTCGCATTACCTCTATGCCTGCATTTATAGCATTGAGGCAGTTCTGCCGCCTAGCTACTTGTTTGTCGGAAGTAAGCGGCCCGGCAATGTATATTCTCAACTTATGGTCACCGTCCTTGTATTGCCATCCCAACCTACCTGTTTCCCCAGCGCCTCTGCTACCTTGCGCACAGGAGCATAGGTCACGCTGTCAATCAGCACCCCGGGGAATGTCTGCCCCCCGCAGGCGATGGTCACAGCGTTTGGGTCGGCTGTGGTCGGAGCGTTCCCCGCAACAGCAAAGCCGTACAGATTACCGATGCCCTGCGCTATAGCCCCTGCCGCCCTACTCAGAAAATCATCGGTTCGCATCATATACTCTTCATCAGGATTGCTTATAAAAGCCAGCTCCACCAGCACTGCCGGCATGGCGGTCCTGGTAAGCACATAGAAATTTGCTTCCTTATCCTTGTCCCCGTCGCTGAGATCAGCCCGAAAAACCAAATTCGGGAAAGCGGCTATCATGGCATCGGCAATGCTCTCCGCTAACGGATCGGAATCGGTATATCCCTTGGTGGTATATATCTCCATGCCCTTACCGGCAGGGTTGGCCGCGGCGTTGGCGTGAATGGAAACAAAAATATCTGCGCCAAAGTCATTGGCTATCTGGCAGCGCTTCCACAGGTCGCTGTCGGAGTCCCACGGAGTATTATCGCTGTCGCGGGTAAGAATAACCTCCTGCCCCGCCGCCCGGAATATTTCAGCCAGTAGCATTGCAACAGGCAAGGCAACATCCTTTTCTTTCAGCCCTGTCGGGCCAACCGCACCCGGATCATACCCACCGTGGCCTGGGTCAATGCAGATTTTCATATTCTCACCTCATATTCTCTTTTTGATCATAGGTTCGTCATCCAATGGTTCTGGCGCAATCTCCGCATTGGGGACTGGCGGGTCCCCTATAACGGTCTTTGGTCTGTCAGGCCAGGTGTTATTTTTGCTTAAGTTTTCCAATAGGGCTTTAACAGAGTAAACCGCAATTACTCCCAGGATCTCCACCACTACAGCCTTTGATAACGTTTCCGCGATCTGCATCCGACCGGCATAAGCTAGGTAGTAGCTCGCCCAAGTCATGGCGATACCGTTCATCAGCAGGAAGGCGACGATTATTTTACTAAAGGTCATAATTTCACCTCGCTGTATAACTAATCAGTGCCAGCAATACGCCGATACCGCCTACTATGTACCCCCACATATCCTTGCCGCCCTTCTCCTTGCCTTGGCTCTCAAAAAGAATCTTTTCGTGTGCGTCAACTTTTCCCCGCAGTCCGTTGTAATCCCGGATCAGCACCTGTGTTTTCTCCAGCTCTGCGTTGGTATGTTCAAGCCGCTTGCTGAGATTGACCATCATCTCGTAAAGCGTTTTGTTGTCGTACCATTCTTTTTCTCCAGTCAATCGCATCCCCACCCCCTGGTATTTTTTTGCTTTGATCCGCGTACTCTGATAGTGATATGATTGATCCGCCGGCAGCTCAGAGATCCTACCTCTGGCAACCGCCTCCCCTGGGGCGGGCCGGCGCTCCATATTTAAAGCCCCTGTTATGGGGCTTTTGGCTACTGTGGTTCTTGATTGCCTTTAGCCGGCGCGGCCGCTTTAAAGCTCTTTTACCTCCCCGATCCGGATCTCTGCGTCAAAGGCCAGGGCGAACTTGGCCGCTGCCTCGACCTGGTCTTTTAGATACATCAGGATCCTCTCCTCTTTTAGCATCCTGGCTTTAATACCGATACCCCATAGGGAGCTCCGCCTGAGGTCGTAAGCGTCCACGTGTCCCCATTGCCTGGATTGGCGCTTTTAATATAAGCATTTTGCACTGGCGCATTAATGCCCATTATTCCGGTTACCGAGTCGCTGATATGCTTGTCAAGCGCCGCTCGCATAACAGTGGCACCAGACGTTACATTACTCATCGCGATAATATACCTTTTGCCTGCTTCTAGCAGTATAGGGGTAGCTAATTTGTAAGTGCGATGCATAAAATAACCTGCCCCCGCAAGCCCATCGCTCTCCGCCAGGGCTGCCCCGACCTGCGTTGTCCCGTTAAGCTCATATAATCTTATTTTTACCGTCTGAGTAACCGCTTCGTTGTAAGCCGCCCCAAAGCCATAAAGCAGGTAATCCTCCTCCGGCTGGAACACGCTCCCCTTGGTTAAATAGGCCGACGTGCTCACCCCAGGATCTTGCAGGTAATATTTAAACCATTGCAGACTGCCGCCGCCTCCGCCGCCGCTCGCCGCAATCGTGATCGTCTTTTGCTCGGTGTTTTGCGTCAGCGTGACATTTGACCCAGGGATCAGAGTCACGTCCCCGGTCATGGCGTCAGAGCCTTGTTTTTTGATCGACGTTACCCGCGCCAGTGCGGTGTGCGGATCAGCCGCGTGCCGCAGGGCGTTGTAATATTGCAGGTGAGTGTCGTCCTCCAGCCCCAAAAGCAGGCCGTGGAAGTGATTGTGTGCGATCCCCGCCGGCGGCTCCTCGGATGGGTTAGTCATCTGCGGATCTGTGCTGCCCATGCTCAGCCGCTCAAGTAGCTGGGCCATAATCAGCTCGCGCTCCAGCATAATGTTGTTGAGTTCCAGCTGTGCCGACAGTTTCAGGTCGGCGTCCTCGGTGACGGTTATGCCAACTACTCTAACCTCACCGTCGAACCCAATGGTGTCAGAGCCCTCCGGCTCGATATGCACCCAGATCCAATCGCCCAGGTTGTAGGTATCGAAAGGCTTATGATAGGAAAAGTCCGTCGCCAGTTTAATCCCCCATGCCACCTGACCGCTCTTGTCGGCCTTGATCTTGCCGTAATTCGCAAGCTGCGTCCAATCATCCGGCACGTTGCGGGCCTGCAGGTATCCCTCCCGCCGGCCGTAAGCATCAACGCTGGGAGTCAGGTTGTGTGTGACCTCAACAAGCGATCCGGCGTCGCCTTCGACCAGGACGACGTTCTCAATATTGGTGCTGTCGCTTTGGTTTTCGTGTGACAGGATGCTCTGCCCCTTGAAAAAGCGTACTGTTTCAGCCAGGTTTGTCCCCCGGCCGGGATAGTTTTCGGCTCCCTTGTAAGCCCGCAGGACGAAGGTCGGCGTCATGTATAAGTCGAACAGGCCAAAGCCGGTGGTCAGCTTTTCGGCCACATTGCCCAGCTTTGTCCCGGCGTGAAATGATATGTCTGTATAGTCCGTCCAGGGCATCCCCAAGCTGTCATGATCGGCCGTAAAATCGACCGTGACGTATGGGAAACATCCTCTAGCCTTCGCCTCGTTGAACAACTGGAGGAATATCGCCGCCCCGTGAGTGTCCGCCCAAACCCTCTCCAGGCTGGCCGGGTATGGCATCCCCTCCGGGTAAATGATCGCCTGATCCAACACGGCCATGTTACCCCGGCCTGATACGTCAATCCACTGTTCCTCGCTATCGTCCACATAGGCGGGCTTGCGGGACTCAATAATCCACTTAAAAACATCAACACCGTTTAACCGGCATAAGATGTAATTCTGATCCGTGACCAGTGCCCGGTCGCTCCCCTTTACGTCCAGCCTGGAGATACGAAACATTCCGGACCCGCTGGCGTTACGCTGGCAGTAGAAACTCTTTTCCGTGGCGGCGTCAAGCTGGGCCAGGATTGTGTTTGGGTGATTTTTGTCGCAGACAAACAATTCCAGCCCGGTGTCTGTTGTTGGTGGGGCCTCGTATATCTCCAGGCCTTTGAGGTTGCTGTCCCGCTGGCCCGGTGGCTCCGGCGTTGTCAGCCTGACAAAAACGGCCCCGGAGACTGCGTCAACCGGCACGGTAAAGGTGATCTCCTGCCATGCCCAGGACACAATCCCGCACTGCTTGTCGCCCAGGTAAGCGGCCCCTCCATAGCCTCTGGCCGCCCGGTCAGCGTTCAGCGGATCGCTCGCGGCCTTTGCGCCGAAGCCGTTGCCGTAGATGGTCACAACCGATCCCTGGCTCGTCCGTGTGGTGCTCAGCCTCTCTATGTGCGGGAAAGGAGGCTCGTCCGTGACGTTTTCGTATTGGTAGAGGCCCCGCTTTTTTGCCCAGTCCGGGCCATATTTTGAGACATTTTCATACTGATACAAAGTCCTTTTCTGTGTCCAGTCCGGGCCATACTTCGCCACGTTTTCATACTGATAGAGCGCCCGGATGATATTCGGATGCGTGACCGTAAATGAATATGCCGCTGCGGTGGTCGTCCCGTCCGCATTTGTCGCACTGGCCCGGTAGTACCATGTACCCGCAGACAGCGCCGCAGCGGCCCGCTGCGTGGTATTGTGTGCGACATTGACCATCGTAGCAGTGATCAGGTCTCCGCTCGAAAATCCGGGACTGGTATCGATCTCGATCGTAAACGATGAGGCAACCAGCTGGTTAGCCGGATCGGTGTACGTCGCGGATAAAGTGATCACCCTGGCCGTTAGCGCCTCAAGATCAGCTGGACTGTTTAGGACCACACCGGGTATGCCCATTTATACCGCCCTCCTATGACCAGCTGCCAACAGACGCGATCACCCTGGCCGCATATGGCCCCAGGATCAGCAGTGGTGGCTCCAGTTTGTTGCGGACGTAAACCGTATTGCTGAGCGCCCCGACTCCCAGCGTCGCGATGTCAAGGACGGTCACCCAAGGCCCTTCCGGAGACCATGACATTGTGAAATCGGCGTGATTTAGCTGCAGGTTGATGTCATTTGCGATCTTGCTGGAGCTCGCGTTTTTTACTTTAAACGATAGGATCTCGGTCGTACCCTCCTGGCGATCGCCCCAATCCGTGAGGGCCACCAACTCCGCGCCGGTGCTGGCGTTGCAAAAGACAATATCGTCCGGGGTCTGGCCTGCGGCTTTTTGTCCGTAAAGGTGGATATGTAGGATGGTGCCTATTTCTGGCGCGGCGCGATAAAAAGCCATCCTGACACACTTCACCGGGCCGGAGAAAGAAACTGAAAATATGTTTTTACGCCAGGCGTCAGCGTCAAAGCTGTGTGCTGGATTATAGACACCCGTTTCCCATGTACCGTCCATGCCATTCGAGCTGTCGGCAGATCCCTGTATTATAAAGTAGGCATCTCCTAGGCCAGGCAAACTGCCTGACCCGTATTCCAGGGCGATATGAGATACTTCCCTCAACTCAGGGAGGAAAAACCAAAATGGCAAGGCGCCGCTATTTCCATAAGACCAGCTTTGTGCTCTATTTTCCGCGTTCATGTTCATTTTTGATGTGCTATCTAGCCAGGAATCTATTCCCCGGCCAAATGTATTAGCTATAGACAATCCTCGTGAGTGTGTCGCCACTTCCGTGCCGTCAATGTCATACGGCATCCGCCTGCTTGATATTGCTGGATATACCATGATTGAATCCTCCTAACTATACGCCGGGTAATACCGAATCCTCACCTGCCCGTCTGGTGCTGAGTCACAGGTCACCTTTAGGGCGTTGTCGCCTCGCTCCAGGATAAACCACTGCGGGGCGCCCTCATGTCGCAAGGCTGAAATCATGTTGTCATCGTCTTTATCCACGGTAAAGGCGGCCGTGTCAATCGTGACCGTCTCTCCGGAGTTGATCGCCCCGTTGTACTGCACCCAGATGTCGTTTGTCATATTTGTCAGCTTCGGCTTGTCCAGCGGGCCGGTAAGCCGTATCTCCATCTTGACTGCCGGTGCGGTGCCGGGGTTGGTGTGCGTCCAGGTCTCCGGGTTGCTGTCGATGTCGGTTGTCTCGGATTCTTGCGACGTGCCGTAGAAAAACGGGTCCGCCAGGTAGAAGTCGACAACTCCCTGGGCCACTTTGATCGGCCGTGGTGTAGGCCGCACCAGCTTGACCTCATTGATTATCTCCGCTTGTGCCTCCCGGATCGTGCTGTCCGGAAATACCCGCTTTAGCGTGGCCTGATCCCTGGTGGTCAGGATGCCGGACAGGTAGTCAATGTTTTCCATGAGCGTGTCCAGTTCGGTTTTTCCGGCCGGTACCATACCCGTCACGGGATCGCGCCCAGTCACCAGCAAGGCCAGTGGCAGGATACGTGGCCCGAAGGTCTTAGTCCGGTGCCTGTCACCGTAGGCATATGGTACGTTGATGTTACCGCCTTTTTTTGGCGGCACTCCGATCCCACCAGTAACCTCGGTAACCGTCCAGGCGCGGGTAGTCAGGTCAATATTGTCAAAGTACCACTTCTGTATCGCCACTAGCCAAACACCCCCAGGTATTGGAGTTTCTGCAGCTCCCTGGTGGTCGCACCTTCGGCACTCTCGCCTTTTGTGCCGTAGTTGTTGACCTCGATGCTTACTTCCTTGCTGACAGGGCCGCCGCCGACAACCCCTACGGCTTTTGCCCCACTGGCAAGGGCCGCGCCCGATTCTATCAGGACCATGTTCTTCCGCATACGGGACTCATTTTGGGTGATCTTGCCAAGCTCGTCCTGCATCTCCGCGTACTTTATTTTCGCGTCCAGCAGCCGCCCGTACATCTTGAGCGCCTCATCAGACTCGGGACCTGATACGTCGGCTATCTTGGCATAGGCCGCCTCCAGAACCGTCGCCTGGTCTGCAATGGCTGAGATCTGCTCTCCCAGCAGGCTTTTCTTGAGCCCGTACTTTTCGAGGCTGTTCATTGACTTGCCGACGGTCAGCTCGATGAGTTTGAATTTCTTCTCCATGATTCCCACGGACAAGTCGATACTGCTGATAACCTTGTCAACCGCCCCGGTCACAGCAGACATCATCTTGCTGGTGGCCTCTGACACAGCCGCCGCACCCTTGCCGATACCGTCAGCCAGTCCCTCGGCAATGTAGCGGCCAAAGTCCTCCATAACCTTCGACGGAGAGCGGATCGAGAAGAAGTTTTTCACGGCCTCAGCTACGCTGCTGCCCAGCTCTCTTGCCGCCTCGACAGCCGCACCGATCCTCTCTCTGATGCCGTTGACCAATCCCTGGACTATGTTGCTGCCCCACTCAATAGCCTGGCTTGCAATGCCCAGCAGGTAGGCTTTTATCTCGTCCCACTGGCTTATGATGATGCCGATGGGGTGATATTGCATGAATAAGTTGATGATGCCCTGTAGCGCCCCAGAGAGGAAATTGGTTATTGCCTCCCACGCGCTGGAGAAGATGTTTTTGACGGTCTCCCAGAGGCCGGAGAAAAATTCCTTTATTTGATCCCAGTTTTTGATTACGAGATACACGCTGGCCGCAAGCGCCGCGACAATAGCTATTACTATGCCGATTGGCCCGGTCAGCGCTGTGAATAATGCTCCCAGGCTGGGCAGGAATGCGGCCAGCCCGCCAAAAGCACCCATTATCACGCCTACCGAAGATATTATACTGCCCATTACTATTAGCACAGGGCCGATTGCAGCCGCGAGGCCCGCAATAACGACGATTGTTTTCTTGGTCTCGGGGCTAAGCTTGGAAAACCCCTTGACTATGTCCCCTAGACTGGCCAGCAGCGGAGTAATTATAGGCAGTAAAACCTCGCCAATATCCGTACTTAGGTTTTTCATCTCTGTCGCAAACGCCCTCATGGTTCCAGATGCTCCATCAGCTTCCCGCGCAGCTTGCCCCTGTGCCGCACCGCTCTGCTCCATAATCAGTGCCAGGGTGGCGGCCTGTTTTGTAGCCAGATCCATTTCACCTTTGCCTGAATATATGCCCATTTCAAAGGCCTTGGTCTTAATCATAGCATCGTTGACCGCCATGCCGTAATTGTCCAGCATGGTGTTATTGCCTTTAAGAGCGCCTGTCAATGCCTGTATCGCGCTTTCCGTGGTGCCGCCGTACATGGCTGTCAGGTCGCCTGCTAGTTTAATGAGCGTCTGTGCCTGATTTGCTGCTTCTTCTTCGGTTAGACCGCCGATGTTCTGGAGCATCGACCCCATCATGTTCCCGTATTCGAGGGCTTCGCCTTCTGCAATGCCGTAGTATGTCTCAAGGCTGTCAGCCCAGGACTTAACGCTTTCGGCCGAGCCTTTGAATACCTGGTCAGTCGCACCCATGGCGTCCTGCAAATCAGCGGCCATTTTAAACGCTACTCCACCTGCTGCAACAATAGGCGCAGTGACTTTCATGCTCATGTTTTTGCCAACATCGGTTATTTTGCCGCCGACTTCCTGCATCTTGCTGCCGGCTAATTCCATCTGCTGGGTAAACACGCTGCCAAATTCTTTGCTCTTGTTTTTAAGTGACTCAAGGCTCTGCTCCGTTTTTACAATCTCCCGCTGGAAAGCCCGGTACTGTTCGCCGCTGATCTCTCCCCTTCTAAACTGCTCGTTGACATCTGCCTGCGCCTTTTTGAGCCGCTCCAGCTTATCTTTTGTGTTGGTCACTGAATCAGCCAGGAGTTTTTGTTTCTGTGCAAGCAACTCCGTATTGCCCGGGTCGAGCTTTAAAAGCCGTTCGACCTGTTTGAGTTCGCTTTGCAGGTCCTTGGTCTTTTTATTGACATCTGCGAATGCCTTCTGGATCGGCTGGGTATCACCGCCGATTTCCAGCGTTATACCCTTGATTGTTGCCATGCGATCACCGCCTTTTGGCACTAAAAAAGCAAACCATCGCTTGACAGTTGCTTTTTAAAATACATGGAAATATTTTCTCGTCCGTGGTATCATGGTAGAAAAAGAAGGGAGTAGCTAAGTTATGACTTCTGAAAAACCAATGCAAAAAAAGAAAGCCGCACATGGTCGTCTGGTTTTAGTTTTGCTATTAGTGGCATTAGCATTTATTCTACAATCGTGTTCTTCGGGCAAAGATCAAGCTCCGACCCCGCCTAGCGAAACAGACATTTTTGTCCACTCTCAGTTTGCAGTGGAGGACTATCTAAAGTCCCCAGCTACCGCGCAATACCCCTCGTCTAAAGATGTCTACATAACTAAGATCAGTGATCACGAATACAAAGTAGCTTCTTATGTGGACTCCCAAAATTCGCTTGGGGCCACGGTAAGAAGCAAATACGTCGTGGATCTAATCTACAACGATGACTGGTCACAATATGAGACCTCGTCTGTGATTATAGACGCTCAAAAATATAAATAACTTAAAACGCATCATAATCAGCCTGTCCAGCAATCCGCACGCTGTCCTCTTTTTCGTCATCATCCAGGTGCTCGTTGTTGCAGGTTATTATATACCCCATAATCATTCCGACTGTCATTATCTCGAAATCGGCCAGACAAAGGCCCCTCTCAAGCGCACGCATCATTAGCAGTTCCGTGGTCAGCTCGGGAGGGGCATCGTCATCGTCCCCGGCTTCTACTTTTTTTTTGACTGTACCGTTGTGGAAATACAGCCGAGTATCATGTCTATTACCTCAGGCAGGATGTCCGCAACTGGAAACTCGGAAAACTCGTCCAGCCACTCCATCGGTGGCGGTATGCTCGGATCTGCCGTCTTTGCCAGAGTCCACACCATGTCATAGAGCACTTCCAGGTCCAGTGCGTCGATGTTGGCAATCTTGTTGTCCTCGCTGACGACGCCCATGAGTTTATATATGTCTTTGAGCGCGTCACGGCCAAACTGGGCTTTGTAGCGTAACAAATAGGCGCCGGTGGATTTAAACTTCACCTGGCGCCCGTCAATATTTAATATTTTTTCCATGGATTACCTCCTATGGAGTTGTGTCTTTAACTGTCAGGGTGTAGGTAGCGCTGTTACCCTTGGTGAATTCGACCACAATCGGGTAATCACCCACGGCCAACGACAGACCAGTAATATAAGCACTGGCGATAGTCACTACAAGGCCGCTTATGGTCAGGCTTGCGCCCGGAACAGGCAGGCCGTTAAGCAGTACGTTTTTAACCGCCGTTGTCCCACTGGATGTCGAAGTCACCTCGACATCAGCTGGAGAGTATTTGTCAAAATCATCAGGATCAGCGCCGGCAGTATTGACCAGCGCATTTTTGAGATATACCGCGGTAAAAAAGGCGTCATATCCATTTTCGCCTTGCAGGACTTTAGCTTTTACATCGCTGGTATCAACGGCGGGCCTTGCCTCGATGGCCAAAGTCTCAGACTTCGGCTCTTTGGTGTTTGACCGGGTTGCGCCTTCAATGTTTGGCCTGGCCGCCAGTACGTTGTAAAAGACGTGCCGAGTTTTATTGGCGTCGCCGTCAAACTCAAACATCAGCGCGAACCGCTTAACGGTTGCATCAGCATTTTCAATTATCGCGTTGTTGGAGTCGCGAATTTCACCCAGTACGTCAACCCGGAAGTCGTCTGGTATAAGCGCCATCTCCAGATCGCCGTCATAGCCGTTGTTGACGTTCTCGCCGAAATAATCCTCAATGTCATCGGCTGCGAACTTGACGCTTTCACCGGCGGGCGACAGCGCAATATTTACAGCACCGGGGATGCGTACCGGGGTGGCGTATTCAACTACCCCGCCTGCCTCGGTTATCACGGCGTAGTAGACGTTTTTCAGCCCATATTTGACTTTATTTTTGCCCATTTTTAAACCTCCTCTTTAATTTTCGCCACCACTGCGGCGGCCATCTCGCCTATGCTCGCCTCGTATGTCCGCTTAATTAACCCCTGGTGTTTGGACTTTTTGCTGTATTCTAAAATGTTAGAAAGCGGGATCTCCCCGCTTTTTCCCTGCACCGTTTTTGTATTTCCGACATACCGCTTGAGCTTGTATTTTTTCCCCTTGCCCTTCCAGGACTTTTTATATTTCCCGGAGTCGGCAGGGCTGGCCGCTTTGAGGTTTTTTATCAGCACCTTTTCAGCGGCGTTCAGTCCTTCCTCGGTGGCCTGGTATACCACGTCGCCATATTCCCGCAGGATATCCGCTATTGCTACCTCAAGGTTGTTAATGTCAACTTTTACAGCCATCTTAAACCACCCGCCAATACTCACACTCAAAGACGGTCACAAAATAACCGATATCGTCCACGTCACCGGCGTCGAATCTGCCGAAGGGAATGGTAAACCCTGCTTCTTCCAGGGCTGTTTGTATGGCATCCTCTCTTGTTTTGATCGCTTGCCTGCCGGTGTGTGTTTCGATTTTTTCCGCACGGTAATAATACCGGACTGTCACGCTACCGGCTTTAACGATTGGCTGGTTGTCGGCAAAGGCTTCTTGGCTATCTCCGCTTTGCGAATAGACAATGTACTCGTCGGCATCAGGGCCAGTCTTGCGTTGGTCGTGGGATTGGATTTTATACGTACTGTAAAGGGCGGTATCAAGAGCCGTTTGGATAATATCTTTCACTTGCCCTCATACCTCCTCACACGAAACTCCATGAATTGGTTTTTTTCAAGTACGTTATCTACCCCGCCCCATAACTCGTATACGTTGGCGTTGTTTTTGTCTGGAACACCGCCTGAAATAGCGGTACTGTCAGCGTTTTTTATTACTACAACTTGTTCGGTGCGTAGTTTTCCGTACAGATCAGGAGTGTAACGCATTATAATCGTTGCCGAATCATTTACACCTAACGCCTGCGCCTCCATCGCCCTCGCCCCGTAGCTGCCAGTCCATTTGCACATGAATACCTCGCTTGGTTCCCATGTCGTTGTCTGCCCTTCGCCTGATACATAACTAGACTTTTTGACATAGCATTTTATTCTGGTGCGAAGTTCTCCTGCGTTTACAAATTTAGGCATCTTCATCACCATACCTTAATTCCAATACGAAGCTGTCAATCATCCTTTGCGCGTTAGCCGCATCTGCTGGGTCTTGAAACGCCATGCCTCGGTTGTCGTAGTACATGGCCGCCAGAGCCATAATAAACAGGTCATACTGGGCGTTGTTTGTCAATGCTGGCACCCCTGCCGCTCTTGCTTTTGAATTAGCGGCTTTTAGGTACGGTTCGACATTGATAGTCAGGTACTCAACTGAAATTTCGGTTTCTTCTTCGTCTGCCGTAATGCCATATTCGGAAAGGGTAACGGCTGAACCGTTTAAAGTCCAGCCGTCATCTACTTTCGTGAATACATAGGTTCCGCCCTCGGTGACCTTTGCGATAAAGGCAGCACGGTCGATTGTCGCGTCTCCTGTGACAGTTACGGTATCAGGCGGCAGTCTAAGATATTCTTTTAAGTCTTTCGCCGTTACTGCCATAGCAAAACCTCCTTATGCAGACGGGATAGTAATAACGTTGGTAAATGCGTGTCCAGTACCGTACATAACCTTGCAGCGGAAGGACATACCTGCATCAGTGGTGGCGTCCGCAACGGTCAGTGTAGCGCCGTTGTAGCCGTCGTAATCAGAGGTCAGGTCTTCCCAAGTAGTGGCGACAAGCTTCTGCCACAGGTAGGTGATTCCACTGGTCGGAGCTTCACCGTTGAAGGTTCCTACTGCTGTAATAGCATTGGGTGACTTAGTTGCCACACCGCCGATTACCGCAAGTGCTATGCTTGCAAGTCTGAAAGCGCTCTTCAGTTTAATCTGATGGTCGCCCCATGCGGTCAGGACGTACATGTATACTCCCTTGTCGATATCTTCATCGGATTTCAAGGTTGCAACGGGTTCATAGTTCTGCTTTGCATAGCTGAAATCACCGACAATAGGAATATCGGCTTTGTCATTGAAGATTACCGGCACGCCCAGCACTTCTTCAGGTTTTGCGGTGAACAATTCATTGTTTGCGCCGTTCAAGGTCTGAAGATAGGTGTACCAGTCGGCACTTCTCATCATAACTTTTGCATTTGCGCGGAAAGCATCGGGAAGGTCGCCGAGTGCAGCCATGATGGCGGCGACTATGTTATCGCCAGTAACGCCTTTAATGCCGTTCATGTAGAAGCTCATGTGTTTGTGGGTGTCGTCGGCACTTTTCGCAAAGGCACGGAGTTTTTCTTTTCTGGCCAAACCGGAACGGAGTTCGTTTTCAATGGTATTGACAAGGTTCGTGTCGGTTCCCATGATGACGGTATCAGACACTTTAATTTTGACTTTGGTTTTATACCGGCCGTAGG